ACGCAATCTTCTTGCCCATATTCCTGGGATAGCTAATCTTGACTTCGTTGTAGCCAGGGCAATCAATATAGCTGAACCACCCGGGATGAAGAAAAACAACGTTATAACCGTCCAGAAGCGCACACGCCTCAATATTTTTGTACGTAGTGACAACGCCATTTATTTGATCCGGCAAGTTATCTGTTATTATCAGTATTGTCTTTGTCATTTTCTCGTGTCCATGTAATAATTTCCCATCGACCATCATGATGCTCAACTAGTGCTGTACAACTTTCCACCCAGTCGCCATCATTCATATAAATGACGCCATCTATCAGTTTAATTTCTGCGTGATGTATGTGTCCGCATATTACACCGTCGAAGCCACGTTTCTTACAATAACGTGCTATGTTGTTTTCAAATTGAAACATAAAGTCGCTGGCCTTCTTAACTTTATGCTTGAGATATTTACTAAGACTCCAATATCCAAACCCTAACTTGTGGCGTATCCAGTTAAACTTGCTATTCCATTCCAACACTAGATCGTATAATTTGTCGCCTAAGAAAGCTAGCCAAGGAGCCAAACGTGTAATGCCATCAAATAAATCGCCATGAGTTACAAGATAGTGTTTGCCATCTGCGCCTATGTGCTCTGTTTGATTGTGTATTTCAACAAGTCCAAACGAGAATCCATATGGTATCATGGGTCTCAGGAACTCATCATGATTACCAGCAACATATACAACACGAGTACCACGTTTAGCGTGACCCAACACACGTCGAACAACGTTAGTATGCGCTTGTTTCCATCGCCATTTGTTTTGTTGGATTTTCCACGCATCGATTATGTCTCCTACAAGATATAATGTTTCGCATGTATTGTGTTTGAGAAAGTTATTCAGCTTGGCCGCTTGTGAGTCACGTGTGCCTAAGTGTACATCGGAAATAAAAATACTGCGATAAGTTTTCAGTGTCATCCAATATTTATCGCAGTATTGTTGTGCTAATATTACAAGAGTGTTACACCTGTACTACAGTCCACTTGTGTGTGAATGGTTTGCCTTCGGCCTTGTGTTTCAAGATTTTGGCGAATTCCTTCTTGCGAAGTTCAAACTGTTTCTCGGCATCGTGGTCGACGCAAGCCCTGTACAGTTTAGTTATTAACTTTTTCTGTTTCATGGTTGTGTCTCCTTTTAGATAAAAAATGGAACTTGCGTTCCACTGTGGATTACGGGTTCCCACGGCACCCTATTTTGTGCCCGTACTTTATTTATCTATTTTGTTGAACTGATACACTACATCCGGCGCCATTAGTACAAGTTTGTTGAACTACAAAAGTCTGTCCTTGAGTTTGAGCCTGTTGTAATAAATTAACTGTGCTTGCTCCGCCTTGGTTGGCCACATTAATTAATGCACCGTTATTGTTACCTGCCTGACCAACTGTAATATTGTTGCCCGGTCCTGTTACAGTAACAGCAGATAAGTTTCCGTTGCCATTTTGATTTACTGTTGCGGTATTGTTGTTGCCGTTAATAGAAGTATAACCTTGATTGTTATTGCCATTTTGTATTGTAGTGGCTGTATTGTAATTGCCAGTTACTCCAAGTATAACGCTGTTCATTAAGCCAGTTTGTTGGCTTGTAACATTATTGTTATTACCTGAAACATTTAAGGCTGCAAAGTTGTTATTGCTGACCATTGTAGATTCACTTGGCACACCTATACTATTGACAGTAAATCCTTGGTTAGCACTTACTTTGTTGCTCACACCGGATACTGTCATCTCAATATCATTACCTTGGCCTTTTTGTGTGGCCTGTATAGTATTGCTAGTGCTACCTATTGTTTGATTAATTGTGATAGCGTTAACTAGTGTACCTCTGTAACGATTAAGATCGGCAGGAGTTAAACTCTGGCCCGGAGTTATCGTATAATTATCCGTAGTAGTTGTAGTTGTCATAGTGGTGCCATTGGACGTTGTACTAGTTCCATCGCTGTAGTTAGTAGTGGTTACAGGTGTAGTATTTGTTGTAGTTACAGTTTCAATTATTGTGCCTGTAAAACTATAGTTGTCTGAATTGTTGGTATACTGATTGGTTACACTACTAGTTGTAGTATTAGAACTAGATGACACACTATCACTAGTGCTGGTGCTAGTTACAGTAGGAGCAGAACTACCTCCACTTGATTGTCCAGATGCTAAAGGTGTTGTAGATCCCGAAGAAGCAAAAGTGTCAACTTGCGAATTACTAGGATTCAATGTACCAGTCCAAGTATAACCACCGTTACCTGAAAAACCGTAGTTGGTACTGAATAACTGTCCTGTGTTATTATCGTTACCTACAAAGAAAAACAGCGAGTGACCACTGCTATCTGTACCCATACTTAATATATGTCCTGTGCCAATAGTACCTGCTAGTGTACCATCACTGTTATAGACGTTGGCTTGATATGGATTAGTAGCGTCACCTGTAGTTGAAAATTGAATATATTGTCCAGGTTGCCAATTCCATTGTCCGCTAGTCCAAGGTATTCTATAAGCAGTTCCTGGATTAGTACTGTATATCTGGCAAGTATTTGTCTGGGTACAAGAACTAACATTCCATTGACTGTCTGCTACTTGATACTGACCAAATCTTAAATCTGTAAACACTGGACCACTGCTAGGCGGCGGTGATGGAGGAGGTGCGCCTCCAGTACCTTGTGTTTGCGCTGGAGTTGCGGCCGCTGTGAATCCTGAACTAGAACTTGGAGTACAAGTAAAAGGATTCGTACCAGCTGAACAAGGGCCAGCATACGCACCAATTTCAATACTAGGATTAGTACTAGTTTGTGTGCCGTTTAAACTAAAACTAAAATTGTAAGTAATGCCAGATGTGACATTTATACCTTGATAGATACCATCAAATGTTCCAACGGCACCATCAATCCAAGTACCTGCCGTACTGGTGTTTACGCCTAAACCGCCTGTGTATGTTCCCATCCATCCTTGCCCTGGAGCATAATACATACCTGCCGCAGGCGGAGCACCGGCGGCGCTTTGATACCAAATGCCCCAATCTGCTGGTGCTTGTAATCCATACTGTGTATTGGTTGTACCACCGTATTGTAAATTAGGATTTTGTAATAAGTTTGTTAAACTTGTTCCGGTAGTAATACTAAAATTACCTATGCCCCAGTAACCAGGATCTTGACGAATGGCAACACCAAAGTAATCAACACCAGTAGTGGGTGCGGTAAAAGAATAGGAATAGTTTACGTATGTACTAGGAGTTGTATAGTTTACAATGCCAATAGGGTTAGGCGGCAAATTTTGAGCGTGAGATTTACTAGCAAAAATAAAAGATAAGATAAGGAAAACAATAGGTAAGACTGTAACCATAAGGATACCTTTCCTTAGATTGCTTTGCTGTATTGCTTGTTTTTCGGCTTCGTGTTTACGCCAAAACTTAATACTTGCAGAAGTAAAATTGTTTCTTATCATTTTATTTCCAAGTTTGAGTAATTACTATGCTTCCAGTGCTCTTTCCGCTAGAAGAAAAATTAAATGCATCAGTGATACGATCTTGTGTTACTACAACAACTGCTTGTGTATTCAATGGCAGTACAATATTAGCATAGTTGTGACCACTACTACTTAGACTTTCGTAACCCCATCCCATTTGTTGTGTTTTGCTGGCATCTTTATACAGCTCGTATACATTTGAATCGCCTGTGGTTTTATCTTTAACATCTATACCTTCTGTTTTTAGACTATCAGCAGTAATTGATATTATTTTTCCCTGTTCGTCTTGGTTAGGCATCTTACCATTAGGTCCTACATTACCACTATTGATAGCAGTATTTTCAACTAGACTAGGTGTGTTATCACTACTTTTACTATCGTCTTTTTTGGCATCGTCTCGCTTTTTAGCATCACCGGTTTTTTCAGCGGCTTGTCTTGCGGCCACTTGGATCAACACACCTCCCGATGTACGTAATGGACTTAACATTAAGTTATTGCCAATAGGAGTATTTGTCAACTCTACTATGACTGGAGGTAATGGAGCGGCACTTAACGTTTCGACCAGTGTGGCCATGTAGGGCTTGTCCATGTGTACGGTATGTCCGCCAGACTCTACATCAATCTTGCCCGATCCACAAGTAAGTCCTTTTAAATTTACACTGCCTTCTATTTCACAAGTCGGCATAAGGATAACAGCACTCTTACCTGTTTCGTCTACACTCATGACAAAATCTGTACCACGAACAGCAATAGCCGCTGTAGGTGTTTTAATGTTTACTGAGTTAGGATTGTTATGTGCTATATTGCCAGATACATATCTAACTGTACCTTCTGCGGCCTTAAGACTTAGCTTGCCACTTTTAGCTTTTGGATCATAGATAAAATCGTCTATTACTAATGCGCTACTGGCTGTAACTCGTACAGTAGTATCGTCTTTAAATGTTATTTTTACATCACCGTTCTTAGTTTCTACACGATCATTCATTTCGACCGGGGTGCCTTTGGCAATAGAAATAGTGTTGCTGCCACGTTTAATGACAGCAACACCTGTTAAGTCAGTCACTGAACCTATGTCTGCACATGCCGCTGTTGCGACTAACAACAATAATAATGCAAGACGTTTCACAACAACTCCTTATCGGCGTTGTAGGATGTTAAAGCTCCCACCGTTTGAAACACTGTTAATACTCAACACGTTGTCGACTGACCCGCTTTGTTGAACATTATAAGTTGTTCCTGTTCCAGTTTGGCTTATAAGCATACTACTTCCACTTGCGCCTGTGCTGGTTTGACTTAGGTTAAATGTATTGTTATCGCCGCTCACACTAACAACCTGTGAATGACCATTACCAATCATAGCCACGTTAAACGCATTGCCGTTACCAGCTACGCTAACCTGACTAGTTAGATCCGAACCTTTGCCACGGAAATACATCGAATTACTGTCACCGCTGAACTGCCAATTGATCTTGGCACGATCACAGCCAGTTGATGTATCTCCACAAACTGCATCCACAGTATTACTATTACCAATCTGCTCAATAGTAACGCTAGCACCAACACTACCTGTTGTACCATTAGTTACTTGTAAGGTACTGATAACGTTATTGTCACCCTGTTGCACGGTTACAATGTTTTGACCAATGCCGCGTAAGTATACAGGATTTAACGCACTTCCTGCTTTGTTACCACTTCCTATCTGTGTCATATTGACGGTAGGATTGTCACCGCTTTGATCGATGAATACGCTATTGGTTGTTGCTTCCGCCAATGCCGCAGTAGCATTAGGGCTAACTGTGATCATTGTTGGAATTGTCGGTGTAACTGGGCTTGCTGGATCGGCTGCCATTACACTTGTTACTGACATTAACGAAATTAAACTTGCAATTAATGTTTTTTTCATAATTTTAAATAAACAAATTTCTTTGTTTAAGCTCCTTGGGTTGTTCCCATTTTTATTATTGTACCACTTCCTCTGGCAAAATATTTAAGCGTATATCTCGCTTATTAATACTCTGCTGTTATTTTTCTAACACTTCAGGTGTTGGTTTTTCAACAGGTGTTGGTTTTACAACACCAGCTTTGAATTTCCATAACCCTTGACGCTCTCCTTTCTTAACTAATTCTACAATTCCTGATTCGATGGCACTACGTAACGCATAGTTACCAGGTTCATTAAATGTTTGGCTAGAATCAATTTCAAAACTTTGTGTGTAGTTGTTAAAGAATTTCATACCAGTCATACCATCGCTGGTACTTAACAAATTCTTTTCAACTGTAACTGTTGTTAAAACTTCTCCGGTCTGTACACTTACTAATCGTAGACTAATAACAACAATGTCTTGCGTGTATTGTGTTTGGGCACCGATACCAAATACTGCAATGCCACTGCCGCCAGTAAGAGTATTACTGTTATAGTCAATGATCCCGCCTTCAACGATAACACCAGCCATTGTTAATGGAGGTAACATCTTAGCATTAGCACCTTCGTAGATTTCACGAGTCTGCTTGATCATTTGACGCTCTTTCAAAAGGTTATCAAGGCCAACACGTTCAACTACTGTAAACCATTGGCGATTGCCTGCCTCTTGCATAGTTTTAATCAAGTATGCTTCCGCACCTTGAGTCACCGCAGTGCTAAACAAACTTAATGTTTGGCTAGGCTTGCGCTGTCCTGTTAAATCTTTAAATCCGTAAATTGCAACACTGATTGGAGGACCGTCTGGTGCTGGCAATGTGTTAATTTCTTTTGTCATTGTCCCAGATACAACTGGTGCATCTTTCATTTCAACCGAGCCCATTGGACGTACTGTACTACAACCTGTAATAGCTAATACCGCCAGGGCGATTAAAGATAATTTTAATTTATTCATTATTCGTCCTTAAAATGCAAAACTTGCGATTGGAACTACAACTGTAGTTTTAGTGCCAGCAGAATCAACTACAGTAAGTGTAACACTACTTGTACCTTTCTGCCATGTAACCGTATTGCCGTCTAAATTAAAATTACCAGTCTGTGGATTCGAACATCCAGCAATAGCACTACCATCAGCGGCTTTACAATTATTCTGGAATAGGTTATTTGATAGCTGTGTGGCTAATTGTGCATAAACTTGGCTTTGGAACAAGCTCATGAACTTGGCCATTGGCGTATTTTGACTGGCAGTTAGCGCAGCCTGGTTGGCGGCATCTTTCTGCGCCTGTATAGAATCTTTCTGCGCTTTTTCCATCTGCTGTAAGGTCAGTACTTGTGTACTCCAACCATTCCCACTGAATGTTGGATCTTTGAACTGTTGTACTAATTCTGCCCTTGCAAAATTTGCAGTCAGTATGCAAAAAGTACTGACTAAAAGTATTTTTTTCATGAGTTTCGCTCCTCTGTAAGTTATTTACTTACATTTAGAGACAATTAAAGTAGTACTTTAATATTAAACTGCTAATATAATATACCAGGTCATAGCAATGTATGACAATTGATGGGCCATTTGATCTAGGCCGAATTGATTCCAATATAGCGGAGTAGTGTTGTCTTTACTACCATACTTTACCTTAGTGTAGTCTATTAGGTAATGATATACACCTTCTACAGCTACTACTGCCAGTACAGTTAATGGAGCAATTGGATGTATAAATGAAAACAATAGCAATACCACTAGAGATGCAAGCATATGATCTCTGGTATGCGTCATACCAATAGGATCCAACCACACGCCTTTTTTAACAGTCTGCATGTAGGTTTGAATTTTAAAATCAGCGTACCAATGTTTGATTTGCAAAAGTACTAGTAAAAGTATGGTTTCCATGTATAGTATTTATAATACTATCACTTAACAAAAATAGCAAATGAATTGGTTATCTACCAATATAGATCTGGGGTTCTGCGTCTTCCCTACGTTGTCGTTCAGTTTTGGGTATTAAACCAGTGCCGTATTGTGGGTATTTTTGCTGTCTATCATAGGCTACCCAAATAAACAGCCCGCCTAATAGTAGAATTGCGAATAAGATTATTGCTCCAACTATTGCATCGTATGTAAGTTGTTTTATTCTAGCTTGACGTCTTTTTTCTTGAACTGCTTCCTGTTGCATTTGCCTTGCAATAAGTATTTTTTGTTCCTTGCCTAACTGATTCATCATCTCGCTAGTTTCAGTCCATAATGCGCCTAATTCAGGAGGAGCTTGATATATCATCATATCACGCAATTCCATAGTCATTTGCTCTAATTGCTTTTTCATCAAAACACGTTGTAGCGCACGTTTTCCTAGACTAGCATCACCGTGATAAATTTCAGTGCGGCTCTTACGTTCTTCTTCTTCAAGAATTGCCACACACTTGTTCATGTTATCAAAAAACTCTCCAAGATAATTTCCAAGATCTGTATAGATACCTGTAGTTTCACCTTGCTTCTTGTTTAATTCGATTACACGATTTTTTTCCTCTATGTAGGCATTCTTCTGTGCTACAGTAGCAGGCTTGTCTTTGTGATTATTGTGGAATTGATCGTCGAGATCTTTAAGAACAGCTTTTACGTCACCCGCGGCACCTTTGATGTCCTTATATAACTGACACCCTTTTTTAACAGCCGCCACGGCTGTATTTGCTAGTGCAAATAAGGTAATTGGATCCACGGTTCGCTCCCGGAAATACTTACGTATTTACCGAGATTTTACTCTCCGGAGTAGGCCAATTCGTCGTCGGGTATATCAGTAGTATTTACTGTGGGATTAGGCGCAGTTTCGTCAGGTGCTACAGGCTGTTGTGCTATAGCTACTGGTTTTACTGGCTTAACTGCTTTAGTTGGAGGAGGAGGTAATTTACGCTCCCCGTCATGCGGTAACTCTTTTGTATTGGCTTTTTTAGCTGGTTTCTTTTTGTCTAGCTTTTTAATTGCGCCATCAATTGGATCCCATCTACGTCCGCCTGTAGGTTGTACTGATATCCTTGCTCCAGGAATACCGGCATTATCTCTATCACCCTTGTAGGAGATATTTAGTACAGGGTCAAATCCACCATCAGGTGTGATGCCGTTTGGCCAAGTATTGTCTACACCAAAAATTTCAAATGTGTCTTTATCTAAAGATCTAATATGAATATCGCCAGCCATTACTGCATCAACATTACTAGGGCCGGGTTCACCGCCAAACTGTTTACCAAACACAATTTGATTTTTTAATGTTGGATCAGCAATTTCACGGCCCATGGACGTTGCTTTAGGGATACCTTCTTTGCCAAATAATAATTGGGCTTGTGCTATAAAATCTTGTATTTCAGGATTCTGGAAAACTGGAGCATGTGTAACTCCTCCCCATCCTGCAATTGCTCTAGGGCCTGGACCGTCTTTTAGACTAATCCATGCAACTGGGTTACCACTTCCGTCAACAATTTCTGCATCAGCTTTTACACCAGGTGTAGCTTTATGTACACCGCCGGCTTGCACAATTCTATTGCCTACTTTTAGATCAATAGTTTTTACACCACGTTTTTGTGTATTATAAATTATGTGCTGATTTATGTTTTCAATTTGACCCTGTTCGATACGTTCACGAGACGCTGGCTCTTCACCGCCAAAATCTTTGTCTTTGGCTATTTTATTAAGAGAAACATATGGATACTGTTTGTTCGTTGTTTTAAGTTGTAGATTTGTACGTTCTTGCGCACCTGCGTCAGTTAACCAGTATGCAACTCTGTTTACTTCTTTCGGTGAGTTATCTAGTTTAACTGGTATTCTTACAATTTTACCATCTACTTTTTCTTCAATATGTACTGTTGCACCGTCAGTTACTTTTTTTAGCAAGACGGTTCCACGCCATCTGGTGCGAGGGTCGAGCAGTTGGGCTCTGCTCAAAGTAGCCATTTCATTAATAATATCGATTACACGCATAGTGTAATATTTATACTATTTCAGGGAACAGACAATTCTGAATGAAAATCTGTACATCTTCTTCACTTAACCCTAAACTGACCATTACACGTGGTGTATGTGGGTTTTGCTTTTGATTTAGGCAGTAGTAATTTTGCTCTGCTGTAGTATCTTCTACAGTATTATTAGTCTCACCTACTGATTCTAAGTAATGTGCCAGCGTAGTATGTGCCATAGCAGTTATTTGATCTAACTCTGCTTCATCGCTAACATTACCTGCGGCAACCATGCTAGGGCTGAATATATTAGTAGCCCATTCGGGTAAAGTACGTGGTTTACGCCACTCTAACTTTGCTACTTCTCCAGCAAACCATTCCATCATAGGATGATTAGGATCGCCAGCTTTTGAATAATCGTGGAAACAACCAGTCATTTTGTTCTTGCCAGCTACTACATCAAAGCCGTAAATTGGAGCAGGATTATGTGTATGTGGAAAGATGCAACAATGCATCATCCAGAGTCCTTTAGTATCTCTCGCATCAACCACGTCAACGTGAGCACGGCGATAACAATCACTAGTCCATACACGATTAATCCAGCCAGGTTGGTTAAAACGATCCATCCCAGGTTCGAAAATTTCAGTCCCAGTCCGGCCAAATTCGCTCTCCAATAGATGCTGAATCTCGATTAATGTATCCCATACTTTACTTGATGTCATTTGATATTTCTAGCATTTCTTTAAACAGTTGTGTAGCAAACTCAAAACATACAGTTGCTTCATCTGCCATGTCATCACTAATCTTTGCACGAATAGCTGACTTAAGACCGTCTGGATCATTAAATTTATACATTTCACCCTTGCCTGGGACCTTTTTAGCAATCATTTGTCCGCCAGCAAGATCACCCATATGGCGAACATAGATATGTGCCATAAGACGTTTTGGATCATCTTTAATGCTCATAATGTAGTCCATATACTTTTGTACAGTTGGACACATAATTGGGGTTTCTTTATTGTCACTGCCCCATAATTCAATAAAATCATTAAGGATAGCAGGTGCTCGACGAACATCCGGCATATCACTTAACAAGCCGTGCATCATCGCACAAACTTCTAGGATTTCGTAACATGGATGCTGATTTTTTAAAAATGTAGCATACAGTTTAGGATTGATATTACCCGAAAATAAAATCTTTACAAACTCTTGTCGTTCAGCATTTTTATGTGCTTCGTGTGTTAAATCTCTTAGGCTCATTCTTCTTCCAATTTAATTTGTAATGGATGTCCTGCGGTTCTAGCTTGTTGTGTAGATTCAACAGCTTTAGCCTCAGCAATTTCAAAACTATATACACCCGCAATGCCGCTACCAGTTTCATGCACTGTAAGCATAATTTCCTGAGCTGTTTCTTGAGTATGTTTAAAGATACTAACTAATATAGATATAACAAATTCCATTGGAGTAGAATCGTCATTCAACAGGATTACTTTCCAACGCTTTGGCTCTGTGGCCTTAATCTTGATCTTTTCTTCGATCTGAATATCAGTAGACATTATGTTCTCTTTCTAAGAGGGGGAGTTTCCTCCCCCGGTTGATTATTTAACTTCGATTTGACGAGGCTTCAATGCTTCTGGCATAATACGTTCAATTCGAACGACTAACATTCCGTCAACCACTTCAGCTTCTTTTACTTCCATGTACTCAGCAAGAGTCCAATTTTGTTCAAAGTTACGTGCGGCTAAACCACGATGCAAATACTCTTTGTTGTCAGTATCTGATTCTGCTTTTACACCACGCACTACCAATTGATCTTGGTCCACTTCTACTGTAATTTCTTCTTTACTGAATCCTGCTACTGCTACTTCAATAGCATAATCACTATCACTATACTTCACAATGTTATGTGGAGGATAGTTTGAGTGTGCTCTAGTATTGTTAAAATACTGATCAAACCCTACAAGGGCTCTGCTGATCTGTGCTAGATCAGCTGGGTTAATAGTTCTAAGTTGCATTTGTGACATTTTATATCTCCTTATATTAAGCAAGAACTTTACAGGGCCCTATGATAGGCGCCCTGTGTGTTTATTATATTACTTGTTTCCTTCTTTGTCAACTTCTGTGAAACTAGCATCTACTGTTTCACCTTCTGCTGACTGTTCAGGTGCGGCTGCCTTAGCGGCTTCTGCGGCCTGCTTCTTAGTCATCAATGGACCTGCGCTTTCAAAAAGTTTAGTTACTGCATCAGTAATCTTTTCTTTGTCTTCGCCAGCCATTGCTTCATCTAATGCAGTTCTAGCAGTTTCAAACTCTGTCTTTTCTTCTTCAGTGATTTGATCTTTAAATTCATCATAATCCTTGTTCAAAGAATGACGAGTTGATTCTGCTTGATTACGTGCATTGATTAGCTCTGCTGCCTTCTTATCTGACTCTGCATTTTCTTCAGCTTCTTGAACCATGCGTTGGATCTCAGCTTCTGTCAATCCTGAATCAGACTTGATAGTAATCTTGTTTTCTTTGCCAGTGTTTTTATCTTTGGCACTTACATTAAGAATACCGTTGGCATCAATATCAAGTGTCACTTCAATTTGTGGCATGCCACGTAGTGCTGGTGCAATACCTTCTAAATTAAATTCACCTAATAGTTTGTTGTACTTAAACAACTCACGTTCACCTTGTGCAACCTTAATAGTTACAGCTGGTTGATTGTCTTCTGCTGTTGAGAATGTTTGCGAGTGTTTAGTTGGAATTGTTGTATTCTTAGCAATCAACTTGGTAAACACACCGCCCATTGTTTCAATACCCAATGTTAATGGTGTAACGTCTAACAATAGAACATCAGTCTTGTCACCTGCTAGAACAGCACCTTGTACTGCGGCACCTGCGGCCACTGCTTCGTCTGGGTTAACGTCTTTACGTGGTGCCTTGCCGAATAGTTTCTCAACTGCTTCTTGTACTTTAGGCATACGTGTTTGTCCACCAACTAGGATAACTTCGTCAATGTCTGCGGCTGTTACTTTAGCATCTGCCATAGCAACTTTACATGGATCAATCGAGCGTTGGATTAACTTCTCAACCATTGATTCAAATTTGCTACGTGAAATTGTAACGTTCATGTGTTTAGGACCATTTGCATCAGCTGTGATGTATGGCAAGTTAACACTTGTGCTTGCGGCAGTAGACAACTCAATCTTAGCCTTTTCAGCGGCTTCTTTCAAACGTTGTAGTGCAAGTACGTCTTGCTTCAAATCAACGCCGTTGTCTTTCTTGAACTCGTCTACCAAGTAATCCATAATAACTTGGTCAAAGTCTTCACCGCCTAGGAATGTGTCGCCGTTAGTTGACAGTACTTCAATTTGCTTGTCGCCATCAATGTTGGCAATTTCGATAATTGAAATATCAAATGTACCACCACCTAAGTCGTATACAGCAATCTTACGATCACGCTTGTCTGCTTTGTCAACACCATATGCCAGTGCAGCCGCTGTTGGCTCGTTAATGATACGTAGAACTTCTAAACCAGCAATACGTCCTGCATCTTTAGTAGCTTGACGTTGTGAATCATTGAAGTAAGCTGGAACTGTAATAACTGCTTGAGTAACTGTTGTACCCAAATAGTCTTCAGCCGTCTTTTTCATCTTGCGTAGAACTTCTGCTGACACTTGTTGTGGAGCAAGTTTTTCACCATTAGCTTCGATCCAAGCATCACCGTTGTCTGCCTTAACAATAGCGTAAGGCATTAGATCGATGTCCTTCTGGACTTCTTTCTCGTCAAACTTACGTCCGATTAGACGCTTGCTTGCGTAGATAGTATTCTTTGGATTTGTGACTGCTTGTCGTTTTGCTGTTGCACCTACTAAGATTTCGTCTTTTGTATATGCAATGATTGATGGTGTTGTTCTAGCACCTTCGCTGTTTTCGATTACTTTTGCAATTCCGTTTTCTAGAATTGCCACACAGCTATTTGTTGTACCTAAATCGATACCGATGATTTTGCTCATAATAATCTCCTTTAAATTAAGCAAGAAATTCGTAGGCCCTTACGGCGCTCTACAAATTTATTTATCTCTCAAGAAATATTTTCGTTAAAAATATTTGACCATTTCTTAAGTTTTTCAATTTTAGCAATTTTAGCGATTTCTAGTGACTTAGTACTAATAACCTGCATGTCTACTAAGATGTCAATCATAGCTAACATATCGCCTAATTCTTCTTCTAAGTGTTCGCAGTTAGTTTTAGGTTTACCGGGTTTGTAATTATCTAATCCAAAACGGTGACACTTGCTTACTGCGACTACTACTTCTGCACATTCTTCGCTAAGAATGTTCATTACTTCGCGTTCTCTTTCATTCATATCTACTTCCTTTTTGTCCAGGGTCATTGCTATTGGTACACTCTAAATTATGATCTGTTGATTTTGGGCAACGTTTATTTCCGCAGTCAGGGCATACTATAAATGTATACATTGTTACAGGAATGCCGTGCTCGTCTTTAATTTTATTCATACAATTATAGCATCCGCAAGGCGGAAAGTCTATAGGATTATTTGTATTTGTAAAATGCATATTATCGTTGGTTGGCAAAGGGAGCGATGTAAGTGCCACCGCTAGTTGTGCTAGTTCGGAGAGTATTGTAGACATTTTGTATTCCTACTGCTTGATTCCACGCATCTTCTAACGCATGGTGGGCTGTTACCGGCGGACGCTGTGGGTTAATGCCTAAATCAAATGCTGTACGCACATCACGCACTTCCCAGAATTTCCAAGGAATAGCACGATTGATTTTACGGAACACATGCTCGCAAATAATAATATCGAAGCATGATCCATTGGACCACACACGTTTAGCACCCCAACAGAATTTGTACAATTGAGCAAAGGCATCAACAATATCAATTCTTCCTTCGGGATCAAAAGCGGCTTCTTGCGCTTCTTTACTTTGTTGGCTCCACCACGCGATTGTGTCATCGCTAGTAGTAAGTCCAATTCGATCGCAACTGTCAATATCTACTTTTACGTAGAAACTTTCCATGTTAGGTTCTTTGAGTTCAGATCCAAACGGATCAAATTTTACAGCACCTATTGTAAGAATAGTTGCGTCGGGAGTTGTGTTTAGAGTCTCCAAATCTATCATAATGTCTGTAAGCATACAAACATTGTAACAGATCTAGATGCGTTTGTCAATAGAGTTTTGGTGGAAGTTGTTGATCTCGAAGCTGTTTGCGCCAACGACTTTTGGCAGCTCCTTTCTTTCTTTTTCGTTCAGTCGTTGGTTTTTCGTAAAATTCCTTAGCCCGTAAAGTTTCTAGGGTTCCAGCTTCTTCAATTTTTCTTTTGAAACGGCGTAGGCTTACATTAATGTTTTCGCCATCGCGTACTGTAACGCCAGTTCCTTTACTCTTCTGATGCATCTTCATCGTCCTCGCTGTCGCCAGCTTCGTGACTGGCTATTTGTTCAACAATCCAATTTAAATCATAAATTCGATTTTTACTTATTAATTGGAAAGGTGTAACATCGTCACTTGTGATATAATGACTATTTGGATGAGCTAGTAGGTATGTAACGAATTGGCTTGTTATTCCATCGCAGTTGTCCACATCGATGATAATTACTTCAACTTGTTGTGATACGCTTAGTAGCCAATCGATGTCAAGATCATCTTCATCAAAAATGAAAACGTTTATATCATCAATACTATGACTCAAGATAGTTTGAAACTGTTCTTTAACCATAGTAGATGGTTTTACCAACAGATAACTTAAACTCATATTAAAGAGTTTATCTGGTGGTGTTATTAGAGTTATTTTTCCTAAGTTCATGTATACGCTCTTCAAAGTATGCTATTTTGTCCGGTGGATAACTATAAAATCTAGGACCATTTGACTTTATATCTTCTACAAACTCGTATAATTCGAGTTCTGTGTTTGCGTCAACTGTAAAGTCTGTAAATTGATGATCACTGTATTCTTTATATAACTGATCAATAGGATTCAATCCAGCTACCTTACCCCAAATACTATTAGTTCCTTGTTCTTGATTTTGTATGTAACCTACACTCTGTTCTTCACTTGTATCTGACCCGTCTCGTCCTTGGTCATGTATGTCTTTTTTTTTGATTCTTCTTCGGCACCCAATATATCAGAAAACAAAGTTGTCTTGGCTGGTGCTTCTTCAACCGCAGGTACTTCTGCACCTTCGTTGTTAATATAAGTTTCACCTTTAGCTACACGTTCTTCAACAGTTGATTCTACTGCAATATGTTTTTCAGCTTCTTCAACCATTTTATTCCATTTTTCCAATTCTGAATCTTCAGTCATTGGAACATGTTGTTCTGTATTGTCTTCTACAATAGTAGCAGGCTCTAAATCTGTGTCTTCTTCAATTTGGATTTCTTCTGGCGTAGGTTTTTCTCCGACAAATGTATCCAATTCGGCAATATTAAGTTCTTTTTGTTCTCTAGTCCAAGCAAATGTCATCTGTGAGGCTAACAACATGATAACTGCTAGCGGGTCAAATACAATAACAATTAAGATAATGATCCAGGTAACTGCTCGTTCGAGCATTGACTCGTCTGGAGAGGAACCGTATATAAAGGCGGCAATATATTTGATAGGCCCGACTTCAGCTTCGACCTTTCGTACCTCAGCCGCGATAGGAGCTCTTTCTTCGTTAAGAGCGGAAATTCGTTTTTGGGATTCCGTAATTTCTTGGCCCAATCGACTGCGATCCTTTTGTTGGGCTTTACGTATTGCGACTGCTTTGTCTGCACCTTTTTCATCTTGTGAGCGTGCCATAACTTGGTCCACTGCTTCATCAAGTTGTTTGAGAGCTTTGCGGTTAGCATCTATATTTTCCTTCTCTATCTTAATTTTTTCATCGTATATGGCAATTTTACTGGTAACATCTCCGCTTACTAAACTTTGATCATTGTGTGCTTTGGAAAGGAATCCAAAAATACCCATTGAGGTAATAAGCATTAGTACTACAACCGCAATGGTCATATAGTACTTCATGAAACGTGGAGCCTTTTCCCAATTGGCTTTTAGCCAAGAGGCGCAGACAAGTTTGCCAATCTCCAAAGCCGATCCCATAATGATAATTGGGATTGCCGCCGCAGAGAAAATTGCGGTCAAACCTACTACTGAGTAATAGATTGCGACCGCAGAAATTGTTAAACCAGTTAGGAGTAAAAGCCAAGCAAGAATCATTAAGTTATATTAACCAGCTAGAGTTGATTCGACAATACGTGTTACTGCCACTGTACCAAATGTTTGAGTAGCTGTCATTCCAGTTGTAGTAACTGTAATAGCAAACTGTGTATCACCAACTGTTGGATTATATACACGTTGAGTTTCAGTAGTTACATCACGAATGCCTTGAGCAATTGCATTTTGAATAGCAATAGCAGTTGTGCTAATCGGTGTTGAACCGTCAATGGCGTTTGCGCCAGTTACTGGAACGAATGCAGGACGCTCGTAGTTTACTGTAAATTGTAAACTAGTTGCTTGTGCATCAGCGTTAGCTTCTGTAATAGTAATATCGCGAATTTGGCAATCTGCTAAACCAGTTAAGCGGTTAATGATATTGCGGAAACGCATGTTACCTCTAGCACGAGCTTTACCAGTTACGTAGGTTGTTGGCAAGTTTGCTGTTGTAAAACTATCTGATGAGTTAGGTGTTACACCGCCGTTGTCGTTGCCATCAGCTGTTGGGTAATAAGTGCTATTACTCATAGTGATGATAACTTTGTACATTTCAGCTTGTAGCTGATCTAAATCGTTTTGAAATCCTGATGGCATTATCTGCTCCTTGTTTATAAGATATTTATCAGCAAAACACCTCTAATAGCAATTATATACTAGAGGTGTTAGCAGAGCAAATTATTTGAAGATAATCATAGCCATTAGGGCGGCTTGCACGAAGAACCCAAAACCAATGGTTACAATGTTCAAAAAGTCCTTTTGAATTGCGGCTTTAATAAAAAAGCAGAATAATCCAGCCCATGCAAATAGCACTAGGTCTACAGGAGGCATTTTTTCAGTTAGCCCTGTTAGAACTGCTAATAGGGTTGGAATAGTGGCCAGATGCATAAGGATTACAGCAACCCAACCCATTGTTTCTGCGCTTACATGAGGCGCATGCTCTTTGATGTTTTTAACCAGCAGATCTAAATCAAAGAAATCATGGACTTTTGATTTAACTGTGCTAATAATCGCTTGTGTGTTCATATTATTCCTTAATTATAAAATATGTGGTGCCCAATTTTGGCTATAGGTTTTTTGTTCCAGCCTGGCTGTACATAATCACCATGAAAGTATAGGGCATTCTTTAAGTCTGGTAGGCGAAATCCTTCTAATAAGACTTTCTTTGCCACTTCCATACTTTCTGTGTACATTGGACCATTCATTGGTTTCATTGCACTTGGGCCTTCACAGTACCAGCTGAACTGACACATGACCTTTTCGTAGACTACATTCTTTTGGTAGACTACTTTACAGATGTCAGATGGAAAACTTCCACTTTCTGTTCTGTTGATTGTTACCTGCGCAACTGCTACTTTACCTTCAAAAGGTTCAGAGCCTGCTTCATGGTAGATATTACGAGCTAGACAATCTAATTGTGTTTGTCTCATTTGTGCTGTAACGGGACTCGCTTGTTCACGAGCTTGTTTAAGATTATTAAACTTTTGACTTACTGCTGTTTGTGCTATACCAATTACGGCTAGCAGTACTAGACAGTTTAAAACTATTTTGATAATGCGTATCATTTGTTTTCTCCTTTTACGCGGTGGATGAGGTATCGCTACTACCGTCATGGTTGATTTGGCTGTCGTTATTTCTCCTGTAAAATTTAGCCTTGACCAACGAACCTTTCGTGGACAATATATAGTTATCCTCTGCTGTCAGGGGTAATATACTATTATTATGAGTAACCATTGTTTAACGCCTCATACGAGCGATATCAACTGCTTCCTCATTGCTAAAAATTGGTACTGCGTTGCTTTTATGCATGGTTGCAATACCTTTTACCATAGTACCTGTATAAACTTTGGCTGGAGCCAAAGTAGCATTTCCACCAGTACTAACACTCTTAAGATGAGCAGTAGTATTACGACCTTCTGGGATTTTTAAACTGTATGAGCTAGCCAGGCTTTCAGCTGACATAGCACGTTTACGTTTCTTTTCTTCTAGCTCAATGCCTTGACGTTTGAGCAGTTCTTTCCAACTAGCATCTAGTTGTTCGGATTGCCGTTTAGCTTCGGCAGAAGCGAATTTCTTTTTGCCCTTCTTTTTGCCACTAGTACTTAACCATGGGCCTTCTAAATGCATACTCAAAATAAATCTCCAAAAGTTATAACAATGCTAATAGTATAGCATCACTTTTGGAGACTGTCAACTCAGTTTGGAACTAAAACTATTTTAGTCTGATTAGTCTGCGGATCAATCATTTGTTGCCAATGATACCCAACTGGAGGGGCTTGAACTGTCGGTTGAGTATATACCACGCTAGGTTGTACATACACAGGTTGTTGTTCAACAATTACTGTATTAGGACGACTTAACTCGTATCCAATTACTCCACCAATTAATGCTGGAGCAACCCAACTTCCACCGCATCCATAACAACCACCACGATAATATCCACCATGATGATGCCATTGTGCGCTAGCCGAACCTGCAATTGCCAACAATGACAAAGCTAAAAATAACTTTTTCATATTATACTCCTTTAAGCGTATACTAATATAACGCCTTAGACTAATATTTAGTTGACTTATTTTACTTCTTTACGAGCGTTCTTAACGGCTGTTACATCGTTACGAGTTTCTTTGCACAACTTAGCCAAATCTTGACAATGCTTACGAACGCGAGTACCTGCGGCACCTACTTCTTTATCGTAAAACTTTTCAAAGTCTGCTTCCATTGCTTCGATGATTGCAGTGAATTCTGCGAATTTATTTGTAGCCATTTTTATTCCTTTAATGTGAGTACAGAGTACTTATAACTAGTGTAGCACTGCTAAAAATAAAAGTCAACCGCAATTGGCATTACCGGATCCAGGCCCAGCAGTTGACCCATCAATTCTAGCATCACCAACACGATGCACAGCTAGACCATTTATAAACACAGTGCTACTTCCGGCAGCCGCAGTTTGATTTGCGGCAATGCCCTGCGGGTGGCCTCGACGATTTTGATTATATAAATCATCATTTTCATTACTGCCTGTTTGGCCTACTAGTGCAACACCTTTGCCGTTGACTAATACGTTGGTAGACAACCCTTTATCAAAAGGGGCGCCTCCGTGTACATTTGTGTCGCCGGCTAAAGAGATTGCGGCCATTATACTAGCTTAATACCAGTTGTTTGCTGGATATAAGTGTCTCTAGCTTCTTTTACTGTAGGTGCTAGTACCATAATTGAATTACGATTGATAGCTACATCAGCTTCTGGATCAGTAGTAAACAAGAATGGAACTAGCCCAATTCCTTTTTCAGTTGCTGTTAAACATAATGGCTTGCTAACTTTAATGTTCATCGGGCCTTCTTCAACTAACTTAGCAACGATTTCTTCACCTGCTGTAGTTTTGATTGTAACTACTTCGCCTTCGGCGATACCTTTATTGATTAACATATTATACCTTTTCGAAATGTTTCTTGAGTTCTGTAAACCCACCAATGTAATTATCATCTAAGAAAATTTGTGGTAAAGTTCTGGCTGTAGGTACAGCTTCTAATAGTTGTTCTTTAGTCCAATCTTCTTGAACATTTCTTTCTTCATATTCAATGCCTTTCATTTCGAGTAGGGCTTTAGCCTGTACGCAAAATGGGCAAGAGTTCTTACTCCACACGACTGCTTTCATTCTGTCCTTTTTCTTAAAAATTAAATCCCAATTGCTTTCAAACGTTTTATGATCAACACTGAAAGGTCTGGGGGCACTTCCTTTTCCCGACATGTCATCTCCTAGGTTTAAAATGAAACACACCACCATTGGGTGCGTTCTTAGTATTATATATACTTATTAAGTTAAGTCCATGCATTCCGGCTAACATGATTAGTTTAGGATCTTTGTTAACTTCAATAATATAAAGATCAGCATCATCTGTTAGATGCGCATTTATATTTTTATAAAATTCTCTATGAATGGCAAAATCTTGATCTACCAATATACGTAGCATATTTGGATCTGGATAATCCTTACTTGTTGCAACTTCATCAAATGTCCAGGGAGGGTTTGCAACAACTAAGTCCCAAATTTCTTCTTCAGGTAAGTTCTCAATTGCAGGACTTACATAACCTGTGATCTTGTCAGTTAAATTATTATTAGATGCAGTATTATAGCAATCTTGTATAGCTACATCATAGTAATCAGAAAACACCATATGATCGCATAATCCCAATCCTAATACTTCGAATCCAATAACTCCGAAACCAGCACACCATTCAAATCCGCGATCGTACTTTTCCTTGCCAGAATTTCTAATAGCTTTTATAATATTGGTTTTATAGTTTAAGCCGCCGCCGTCGAGATGTGCGGGAGAGTTAATCTTTATACCACAGTCTAAAGTAATGTCAAGAGGAGTCCAGTCTTTCTCATAATCCAATGACATTAATTTCATAGTGATGGTAATGCTTCGTAATCTATGCCCTCTCCCATAACACCAATAACATAGTTTGTTGACTCATTTTCTTGTAGAGCTGTTTGTTTTTTGCTTGTGTCGCTATGTTTATTAAACCACGGAATTGGCGTACTGCGTGGAGCGGCCTGTTGATACTTGATGCCGATATCTTTCAATGCGGCTACTGCTGTATAGTCAACAAAGTCTTTTAGAATATTAGCATTAAGACCGATCACTGGTCCCTTCTTAAACAAGTAGTCTGCCCATTCTTTTTCTTCACGAATAACATCTGTGTACATGGTGTAGACTTCTGCTTCACATTCAATTTTAGCATTGGCAAATCTTTCATCTTCTTTGACCACTTGATTAATCAAGTAAGCAGTCCAACCTTTGTGTAACAGTTCATCTTGTAGAATTAAACTAATAATGTTTCCATTGCCGATAAAGATCTTGTTTTCTACCATAGCAAGAGAAGTTGCAAATGACACCATGAAGCGGAAGGCTTCGAGGGCATAGCTTGCATTAAGAGCCAACCAAATAGCTTTGATATGTGTCTGTTCATTGATCTTCTCTCCAGATTCTTTTCGACAATTAATAAGATGTAATGCATCATAGTAGTTGCCTACACTTGACGCCATGCTAACAATCTCTTCTGTATCATGGATAGTGTTGAACACATCCTTAGGCACATTGTAGATGTTACGGATTATGTGACTGTAGCTCTTGCTGTGGATGTTGGTTTCAAAGAAGCCCCAGTTATACATAAGGGCTTCAACTTCTGGTAGTGAGCATACAGGAGTAAACACTTGCGTTGGGCCGCGTCCTTGTAAACTATCTAAAGCCGTTTGACGTAGCAAGTTGCTGGTAAAGATATGTTTAATAGCTTCACTTGCATCTTTAAAATCGTTAGCATCTTTGCTAAGACTAATTTCTTCTGGTTGCCAAAAGAAGCCACGTGCAGTAGCTTCAAAGTCTGCAATCTTTTTGTATTTTACTTCTTCAAAACGTTGGATAGTAACTGGTCCTGCTGGATCCAGAAACATCTTACGATTCAAATAGTCTGTTTTAGTTTTTAAGTTGTATTGTGCTTGACTCATTTTAATATTTTCCTGATGCAAGTACTATCTTGCAAATGTGTTCTAATCTTTCTATGTGTTCGTAGGCACGCCATGGGCTTGTATCGATAGCTACTACTCCGTGACCTTTGATACCTACAATATCGTATGCAATATTGCCATCTCTATCTAATTTCAAATTCTTGTGACACTCATCGGCTAGCTCTTGACTGATTGGCGGAACATCGGGCACGTTAGGTGCTACCTTTGTATAGCGATTAAGTTCTGGAAAGGCATCACTGATCGTACTAAGGTCAATACCGGCATGCATGGCGGCTATGCAATAAGTAGGATGTACATGTACAACTACACGCACTTCATCTTTATGCTGGCCCATTTCGCGTTGTAGACCAAAGTGCAATGGGATCTCGCCACTAGGTACTAGATTCTTACTGATATCAGTATAAGGCAAGTCTCTCCAGTTATAGTTAAAACTAGCACTACCATAACCGCTTTGAATACTCTTATCAATACTAATCTTCTTGAACTGATCAGGTTGCATGGTCTGTTTGCGCACACCACTAGGGGTGATATAAAAGTGATCACGGTCGTGGTGACGAATACTTACATTGCCGTCACGACTAGTAATCCAATTGCGCTTGTATGCGTCAACTAGTATATCACAAATAGTTTCTAACATTCTTCTGGATCCTCAAATTCAATTACTAGTGCGTTGTCTTGATCTATCCATACTCGAAGCACATCATCTGCTGATAGCGCCTGAAGCACAGATTCCTTTGCTTCTTCTTCTATCTCATAATCTTCTGGTATTCCGTAGTATGTACGCCAGCATCGAAGTTCTTCATCTATAGTACTCATAGTTCATTAGTTATTAGTTTACCTGTACTGTAGTTATCTATTGCATTTTGAATCCAATTGAAAACAATTTCATTCTTTTTTTCGCCACCTAAATGATTCCAATCTGGATCATTCAACACCGACCCGCCATTGATATTTCCGTCTAAACTAGAAACTAAACTCAGTGCTGGCCTAATTTCTAAACCATTTTTCCATCGATAATGATATTCGGCAGTGTATCTCCACATGTGGTGGAAACTCCATAGATGAATAATTTTTGTTTCTTTTGGAAATAATGGTAAAATAGTGTTATCAAAATATGACAGCACTCCTTTAGTCTGAAGTTCTACCAACTCATCAGAATACAAATATCTAAAATACTGTCTAGCCGCATCCCATTCTGGACCAGTATTAGATTCAGACATAACTTGTGAAAAACACATATGTCGAATATCTGGATGAAACAATCGATCTTTTGAAGTCCATACAAACACACAAACATCTGGGATTCGTTTCTCCTGTATAAACGGAGTAAGTTGAATTAAAATTGAATCATATATAGAACTTCCACCTTGCCCTATATTGACTATCTCTGCTTGATAATGCTTTTGTATTTTTTTAATATAAGTTTCATAGGTTGGCCATATATCGTTGGTAGGCCAACCACCCCAGTCTTTATCTAACGTGGCGCAAAAGCTATCTCCAAAAAAACCTATCTTCATAGTTTGCATGATTCACAATCATCTTCATTATCAAAGTCAATTGGCTCTAACATTGTAGGTGCATCTTCAGCAACGGCTTTACTACCAGCTTTGTTAATCAAACTATAGTAGAACGTCTTCAATCCCCATGCGTGTGCTTGCATTAGATTCTTAATAATTAACGTAGTTGGCACTTTACGATCTGCCCAGTGTGCTGGATTATAGAAAGTGTTTGTACTGATACTTTGGTCGACATAGGCTGCTAGAACTGAGGCTGTTTTTAAATAGCCATCACAGTCTTTCTGTTCCCACATGAGTTGATACTTGTTTTTAAGTTTATGATATTCAGGAACCACCTGTATAAATGATCCTGCTTTACTTTCCTTAACACTAATCAAGCTCATGGGCAACTCAATTCCATTAGTGCTGTTTATAACAACACTACTGCTTTCAACTGGTGCAATAGCCATTAAGGTAGCATTGCGGACTCCGTACTGTTTCATATTAGTGCGTAATGTTTCCCAGTCAAGTTCTGGTGCAAAGTTTGCTAGTTCATTAACACCCTCTGCTCGTAATTCCCAGGGGAAGATCCCCTGTCCATATCGTGTCTTATCACTATGTGTACACGATCCGCGTTCTTTCGCCAATTCTACTGTTGCTTCTGTCAAGTAGAAGGCTTGATGTTCCATCCAGGATTTAACATCTTGTAAGGCATCTTTCTCGCCATACTTAAGACCACGCTTTGCATGCCAGTAGGCTAGGTTAGTAACACCAATACCTAGTGGCTGTATTTCATCATTGCTTAGTTTGCTTTGTATACTTAAGAAGTCTTGATAATCTAGAATGTTGCATAGGCTACGTTGTAAAATACGACAAGCCCGACGCATGTCTTCTGGATTTCTAAAAGCACCCCAGTTGATTGATCCTAGTGTACATAACGCTATGCGACCTTCGATGTCATCCAGACGTTTGAAAGATTTTGTAGGCAACAAGATTTCACAACATAGATTGCTTTGATAGATAGTATGGCACTCGGGATCAAATGGTCCTTGATTTTGCACGTTGTCAATAAACACAAGATAGATACGTCCTGTGTCTGTACGTTCTTTAAGGATACCACTTTTGAATACTTCCTCAGCACTCATAGTCTTAGTACGTAAGTCTTTACGTTGTTCGTACTTTACATAGAGTTCTTCAAATTCTGCTGTGTTACGATAAAAGGCTTCATATAAGTCGGGTACCTCATTCGGATCAAAGAAGGTAATATTTTCTTTGTTCTTGAAGCGGCGCCAAAAGAACTTGCTAAGGACAACTCCGTAGTCCATGTGTCGAACTCTTGTTTCCTCTGTGCCTTGGTTGTTCTTAAGAACAATAAGGTCATCAAACTGATGATGCCAAATGGGATAAAATACTGTAGCACTTGCATTACGAATACCTCCTTGACTGCATGAGCGTAAATCTCCGAACCATTTCTTTAAGAAAGGTATCATACCAGTGTGCATGATCTCACCGCCACGAATAGGTGAACCTAGTGGACGTAAGCGACCGATTTCCAATCCGATCCCCGCACGTTTACTGGCATACTTGGCCATCATCTCGCCCGAAGCAAAGATACTATCGAGATCATCATCACTGCGAATGAGAACGCAGGATGAAAATTGCTTTGTAGGAGTACCCAGCCCTGCAAGCACAGGAGTAGCGAGAGTAAACAGTCCATCACTGGCGGCGTTATAATATTCTTTAATATAACGCATCCTAGCTGTGTTAGGTTCTTCTTTATGGAACACAGTAGCCGCGGCAATGATATATCTAATTTGCGGAGTTTCATATGTTTCCTTTGTTGCTCTATTTTTAACAAGGTACTTCTCAATTAATTGTTCAATTGCCGCATAAGAATATGTTTCATCTTTTTCATGATCCAACATTTCATTCATGCGGTTCCAGTCTTCTTCGGTATACCATTCAAGTAGTTCTGGAGTATATAATCCTACTTCAATATTTTTCTTGACTATAGAATATAAATGAGGAACTTCATATCCACCGTATACATCTTTACGTAAGATGCTAAGACGTTGTTTGCCTGCTACATATTGGTAGTTTGTATGTCCTACATCTGGATTTGATTCTACATCGATCAAGTCTACTATAGCACGTAGAGTAATGTTGTCGATTTCATTTGTAGTAATGCCGTCATAGAAGTGCGGCTGGCTTTTAATCTCAATCATTGATTGACTAACGTCTGCTATACCTTTACAGACTTTAGTTATTTGAGCTTGCCATTTTTCTACTGCTAACGGTTCTCTGCTGCCGTTTCTTTTAATTACTGTTATCTTGCTCATTGTTACCTATTCTAAATTGTTTATACTTTACTTACTCTGTTCAGGAAAAGTATTTAGTGATGGTAAGCGGTTACTTAAATCTTATTCATAGTCAACAATTTAAGTCGGTTTTAAAGGGATTTAATCGTCAAAAAAATCTTATCATCTCGCTAATACGAATTATATACGCATTTATAGATGATGTCTACTAGTTTGATTACAAGCCAGTAGTGTAACTATAATTGAAGTAACCAGCATCACTGGCTAATAAATTTTGATAATTGACTACGATTGAATAAGGTACTTGTCCACCGCCACCGACATAGTTTCCGCCAGTTTGATCTAAGAAGCCAACTGAGAATGATAGTTGAATAGCATTTTGATTGTACGGATCAGTTCCGGCAAAATCATATTCATCACTTAATTGAACAACTTTGTTATCGATATTTGCAGAAATTGTGATTATACCACGTCGAGTAAAATTGTTAGCAATACTCTGATAGTAATATTCGATTTCATAAGTTATACTTCCAGCTGGTGTTCCGTTTTGATCAGTTGATACTGGCAATCTAAATGCCAGCACTGGATTAATAACTTGTCCTAGTAAAATTTGCTGTTGCCCAAATGATTTATAATAAGCATGCCCAGCAACTTCTGGAACGTACGGATGAGTTAAATTACTTGTAGACATATCGACAGCACGATCTGATTGGTCGTTTTGAACCGAGTTACCAAATGTGTTAAACCATACTTGTGGGTATTGTGAACTTGTAGGGTTAGTACCGCCGTTATTACCTACATTAATATACTTACAATTAATTGTTGTATTGCCAGAGCCAAGATTTACAAACACTGCTTGGCGTTTAATATTGTTAAACTTGCTATTTGAAATAGTGTTTTGTCTTGGACCATATTGCTGTCCAACTGTACTGCCATTGGCATTAATGCCAAATGCTACACCGATGTAGCAATCATAGATATATGAGTTTTCAAATGCGTTATTTAGAATATCGCCTTTGGCAAACACAGCATAGCTGAATCCACTCATTCTAAAATTTCTAAAAATGTTATGTTCTGATGTAACAATATTACTAACTGCATTTAAAGTGATGCCGCAACTTTGTGCATTGAATGAACTAAAAGTTGTTGCGCCTTTTAAATTTATATTTTCAAATATACAGTCTTTAGCGGCATCTACTTGAATACAAGTGTTCAGTCCGGTAGTGCAATTGATAGAAAGATTACTAATTTGAATACCACGTGGTTGAGTAGTACCTAAGGTATTGCTGATACTACTAGGAGCACCTGCTGAACTAGAATCATTAACTAGTTGAATTGCTGGTTGTGCCGGAGTAATTGTATAGGTAGCTAGTGTAGATCCTGATGACACAGTAGCAGTATGGCTAAGTGTTACGCTTGCACCAGCAACTACTGAAACAACTGTTGTGTTTGCTGGAATACCTGTACCAACAACTGTTGCACCAATTAAATAAGTTGACGATGATGTAGTGGTTAGTACCGCACTATTGTTAACAGTACTACCTTGTATTGTAATTACTGGATTATAATATATAAATGTTTTATCAGGACCTGCTCCTACTAGACTAGCATAGCTTGGCACGTACAATGGACTAGATGTTAAATAAATTCCAGGAGGAATAGTTAACGTTACTCTAGTTTTTGCTGCCGAAGTTGTTGGAGTGCCATCTAGATTAGTTGCACTTGATTTAGTTGTTGCATTTAAAAATAATTGATTGATTGCACGTTGTAAGGCTACTGTATCATCAACAACTCCATTGCCCAAGGCTCCGAAGTCTGCCGTAGTAACTTGATCATCAAATCTTGCTTGTATAGGACGAGTTATTTGAGAATTAACATTAGGACCTGTGACAATAGTGCTGTCAGTTGCTTTGTAAGCATATTGCACTAATCCAAGTAAATTACCTTGTGCAGTTAAATCATTCTGCGTGATAATTTTAGTATTGCCTACGGCAGGAGAACCCTCTGCTACAGATCCATTACCAATGTATAATTCTTGGGTATCAACAGCCCATGCCATTTCGCCGCTAGCTAGTTGTGGCAACCCTGTGCCGTCTTTGGCTTTGCCACGGCGAATTTGTATGCGACTTATTTGAACGACAGCCATTGAAATATCCTCTATATAGGATATTTATCAGTTCTTACTGTAGTATTCTTCCACCTTATCCCACCACTTACGTTCCCAATAGCTGAAATCTTCAGGTTTTAGGATAAACTCCTGATAAACTGGAATACCCCAAACCATAGGCGTAATTTCAGGAGGTTTAATACACATTAGCACAACACCTTTGCGTATATTGCTACCATGGACTTTGTTATGCGCTAGCGCATAGGCTGTTAGCTGTAGATAGTAGTCTTCAATCCATTCTTCTTTTTTAGCTTTGTTAGTTTGCTTGTAGTCAAGAATAGCTTCTTCATTTAGATGCAATCCGCATCCATCAGTAGTTCCCGCATATATTCCGGGATAGTACAACGGAACTTCTACACCCCATACTTCGTTTACATTGCACAATCCTTGCTGAATTACACACTCAGCCATCTTGTGGCTTTGTACAGAGTAAGGATTAGTCCCTGGGGGATTGATTGTACCTTGTTTAACGTAGTCCTCTAAGAACTTGTGCATCCTAGTCCCACGACCAGCTGCCTCGGTGACAATCTCTTGTGCTTTGACTTCACCAACACGCTTTTTCCAATTAGCAAGTGCTTGCTTCTTTTCTTCGCTTTTAGTTTTGTCTAAGATTGTAGTTACACTAGGAACTTTACTACCATCTGGTAGCGCATACAATCGCTTGCCTTCTACGCTTTCCCTATTGATAGGTTCGTAGTTATATCGTTCTTTTAATAAAGTCATCAGCAAGTATATAACACTTTATAACAAAAATCAATCTATATTGGCAATATTACTGTGCGTACCATACTGGCAATTGATTGTGTTTTTTCCAAAAAGTTTTCATATACGTTTCAAATTCATCAAAATATTCTTCTGGAATTAAATCGATTACTATATGAGTTCTTGGGCTAGTCCCGTTATTAGATCCAGAGTGGACTACCATATTGTTAAATTCATATACTGACCCAACTTCCATACACATAGACATATCTCCACATTGCATCACAGTTTCAGCATTAGTGTTAATTGGCACATGGACTCGTCGAGTCATAGACAACCACCAGCTGTGTCCTTGAGAATTATCTACATGAGGTTTTATACTAGTACCCGGGGACATGTAATTTACTTCTGCAATGTATATTTTAAATCCAGGATTTAACTCTTCAACCCTAGAAAATATGTCTAGACACAGGGGAAAAAAATCTAAAATTTGATTATACTGTTCTGCAAGATGTGGTTGAGTTAATAGATCTAGTCTGTCTTGATATTTACGAAAGAAGAATGGAAATTGATACCAGTGTATGCCATCCCACCAATCTGGAAAACGTCTTACTCTTTCCTCTTTTACATTGCCTAGTATATAAGTTGCAATGGGTTCAAGTATAGCTGGATCAATACTTCCTAATCGTATAATTGGTGTATCAGGTTTTGTGTACCAGTGCGTCGACGGAATTGGCATAACTTATTTTAATGCTTTACTTGTAGCTCGCTTGGCCATTTGGCTAATTTTACTTTTCTTGTTACCGCCATGCTTTTCAGGTTCGGCAGCATTGGTTTTAATTACAACACCATGCCCATCAAACCGATCAACTATTTGTTTTAGCATAGGATCGTTTTCCCAACGTGCGGCAAATTGGTCATAACGAATCATAGGAGATCCTTGACTTTTACCAATGGAGTTAATTGCATCCCAGGTGTAAGAACCTTGGGCATTTTTGTTGTTAGCGTCAGCTTGGAGTGCCATTAGTGTTGCCACTAATGGATCACCCATACTTTCAATTACTTTTTTTTTGAGTTTAAAAGAATGCCTAACTTACGACTATAGTCTACTGACTCACGTTTTTCACGACTTGTGTCTGGAGCTGGTAATGCACCTGCTTCTTCTGGTGCACCGCCCATTTCACCGCCTTCTTCTGCGCCTGGACCGCCTGCTGGAGGAGTCATACCGCCTGCTGGAGCTCCGCCCATTGTTGGAGCTTCACCGCCTGATACTAATGCCAATGCGCCTGACAAGCCTTGACGACTTGTTTCTAATGCTGTATAAATTGCTTCAAGAGCTGGTTTTACTTGATCTGTATATTGTTGCGCAACATCGCTGCCTAGTGTTTCTCTTATAGAGTCTGTTAATTCTAGTAGCTGTTCTGCTTTCATGGCAGCAACATCTTCTAGCCAGCCTGTGATACGGTCAACCATGTCTTTAGTTGCCATAATAACTTCAGCTTTGTCTTCTTCACCTTCTGCTAGGTGTACAATATGATTAGCAACTGCTTCGCTTAGATCGTAGCGTGTTGTTAATTCTGCTGATAATTCTTCTTCGTCGGATTCGCCTAGTTCAATACGCTCAATTGCTGAATCAATCCATGACTCAGGAACTGAATGTTCCATTGCTTTTTGTTTTAGTTTATCTGCGTGTACTTTTTTACGTAGTTCTGATTTCTTTTCAGCTTTGTGTTCGTGCTCTTCATCTTCGCAAACACACGGATTTTTATGACATGCATCGCATGCTTCTTCGCGCTCTAAAATTGCTTGATTAACACAGTCTAACATTAAACGTGTTTTTTGATATTCAGGACTTTCTAGCATCCCGTTATAGCTTTCGTTCACTTCAAGCTGACTAATTTTAGTGCGTAGCTTGTTACGAGCGTCCTCTAGTTGGACATCGCTAAATTGTTCAAAGTTGATTGTATAGCCAAATTTCTTTGCCATACTTTCGTTTAAACGCTTGCTAGTAACAGGTTTTGATAGTTCTCTAATTTGCATGGTTGTATCCTAAGATCTTATTTTATATTTATACAAATGATGTCTTAAACATTCTTGAAATTGTATCTTTAAATTGTTCTGTGAGCAATTTACTGTGCTCTAATCTAGTTAAAAGTATTTGAAATCTTTCAAAATCTTTAGCTTTTCTTATATTTTGTGTATAGATCACAGTGTCTGAATAGTTTGCCCAATACTGTGTATCGAGTTGTTTAATTTCAAAGAACTTTTCTATATTTGTTCTGCTGTAGGCACGAGCCGCTAGCAATGCACTAGTTTTTAAAAAGAACTGAGCTACTAGGTCTTTAGAATGTATGTTATACATACCCCAGTTGCCGTTAGCATGTTCTCTAATAACTAGCGATTTATAAACAATACTACCGTCAGGTTGGATTGCTATAGGCATAGTATTGTTCAGCGTTTCTTCAAAATGCTGAGCTAGCTCTTTAACCATTTTAGATTTTGGCTTAGAGCTAGTTGTTTTAGACTTTGTATTTTTAGATTGTTTTTTCATTTGCAACTACAGTTGGATCTTTCATCCCACTCTTAGTTACCAAACTTTTGCGAATCAGGGTCTGAATCCTGAACTGATCATGCTCGCTTAAATTACTTAACTTAACAGGACGTTGTAATCTGGACAACAACTCTGCTTCTTCATTAGTTGTCCAGATCCCAAACTCACCTACTAATTCATTTATTTTCATCTTAAACCTGCAATACGCAACATGTGCTCTAATTCAGATTTAGCACCAAAAGTGTTGGCTCGTTCATGTATAGGACTCATCGTACCTGTATTGCCTTGACCGTGACCTAATTCATCATCTGGCTGTGCTAGGATTTCATCCTTCCACATGTCAGTAGGATCGCCTCCGATAGGACCGTGACTATCTTGGTTTTCTTTTGTAGGCTCATTGCGACTTGGCATTACACTTTGATGTCCAGGTTGTGTAGCGGCAGCTTGTGCGGCTAACGCTGGATCATTACGGCTTGGATATACACTTTGCACTTCGTCAATATCACCGCCATGAAACTTTTGTGTTAAATGGTGTGCATAGTTTTCAATATCGCCTGGATGTACTTTATCAGATAAGAAATGCAGAGCTTTGTTGAATACTGTATCATGGTCTCCGGAGTCATCGTCATGCGGGGCATGTTCACTATTCATCCAATCATGAAAATGTGCGTGACTTGGATGCTCATCTTCTTCATAATCTTCTGATGTTTGTACTACTTTGTCTCCAACAAGATCAGATCCTGGAGTAGCGGCAACTTGCTGAGTAGTATCATCTTTAGCAACCATATCCTTTGCAGGCATCGTTGTTGTTTTGCCATCGGGTGTTTTCATCTGAACAGTACCATCAGGTCCAGGTGGAGCTGTAATAGTGCCTAATTCTTTTTCTTCCTCATTCATTGTGCCTTCAGGTTTCTTAGGCTCAATTGTGTTAATAGGTTTCTTAGTATAGATTTTAGCCCTACGACCTTTAGCATGTTCTACGATATCACTGATCTTCATTGTGTTCTCCGAGGCTTAATTTAGCACTTGTTAATTTGTCAATATGTTTGCGAAACTTGTCGATCTTTCCACGAGCACGTAGTAGTTTAAAAGCTAAGTTCTCTACTGAATACTCTCCACCGGCTTGCAACCCAGTTTGGCGTAGTCTGCGAATGTCTGACATTGTCTCTTCAGCTGTATTTAAGTCATTTGATCTGATTGCTTGATTGATCTTAGCGGCGTAGTTACGAGCTTTACTCTTAACTTCTGCATCTCTAATATGTGGGATTTTGTGTGTTGGTTTAACTAACCAGTGATCATTAAGTACAGAATAAATGCCAGCTGAGTGATGCTGTTGTTGTACATCTTGTACATACAGTTCTACATCAATACCTTTAATTGTAATGTTATAGGTAAAGTTATATTGATTTTTTTTAGCAGTATACAGCTCTGCTAGTTCTGGGCGATCCTTAGGCATGTCTACTACTAGATGCAGGTCTAGATCGCTATGTGGACCGTACCCATATGCGGCATTGGATCCGCTAATTGTAATATCTCTTAGGTTTAATTTTGGTACATTTAAAAACTTAGCAAAATGCAAAGCTATAGACATTAGTTTATAACGAACTGATGTTTCTAAATGGTTATTATCCCACAGTAGGGGATTAAGTTTGCTGTTATAAGTAACAGGGGATATTGAGATCTCTTGAAAGTTCATTCTGTATTTAACAGAATTATAGTCCTAGGAACTTTAAAATACTTGGGAAGTTAACAGCGTTGATCCAACCAGTACCTGCGGCAAATGCTAGACCTACCATAGCATACATTGTATACTTGTTTTTGACTTTTTCTAATTCGCCAATTTTTCCAGCTAGTTCATTATGTTGTGTTGTTTGTTGTTCATTTAAGTGATTGGCATGTTCGTAGTATTTTTCAGCATTGGTGCGATATTCGTTAGTCATTTTATCTAACTGAGCTAATACTGTATCACGAGTGTTGTCAAGACAATCGTGCATTTCTTTCACGTCGCCCTTAAGGTCAACGATCTGTTCTTTGATAGATTCAACTTTAGTTTCTACAATACCTACACGCTCAGGTAACATAGCTAATTGTGCTACAGCTTCTTTCGTGGCCATCTTGGGCTCTCCAATGTTATAAGTCAAGTGCTCGCTCCGAGCCATGTGCCTAGTTTATGATTGAATGCCTAAAATTTAACGGGTGCCTTTGTAGTAGTATTTAATAGTTAGCTATAATATATTATATACTTGCTTTATTTTTTAAAGAAACTGATGTTTTTACCAGGATTATACGTATTAAAAACTGCATACTGCTGTTCCATAACTTCATCTAAATTATTTATATAAGGTACTAGATGAAAATCCTGCACTAGCATACCAACTGGGTCGCCGTCTAGCTCATAGTTAAAATCAAGATCTGTAGACCAATCAAATCTCCAAACACGTATGATATCATCAGTGTCAAACCCAACAAGTCTACCACACACCTCTGTTACGCTAGGCTTATAAGTCCATACAATGTTAGATCGGATACCTAGTGTTTGTATAACTGTGTTAAAGTTTTGTTCTTTTTTGTGAGCAAGCTCTGCACCTGGAAAGGGTCTGTGCTGTCCAGTGTGTGTGATATCAACAAGTGTATAGAGTTTGTATTCCATCACGTATTTAACAGTCGTAAAAAAGCCCCACTATAAAAGTGAGGCTTAGTCTTCCCATCCCTGAGAATAAACTTAAAACTAATTAAGCTAAAGCAATACCTGTTGAACCAGCGGCTACTGCTGTGATAGTGCATGAAGATGAACTACCAAAGCCTAGAGCGGCTACAATTGCGGCTGTCATATCACCATATGAACCACCAGCAACGTTGCTGTTAGCATCGCTGTCATTAACTGTATCTTCTGCGATAACAATTAAGAAACCAGCTGTACCAGGTGTAAACACCTGATAAATTTCCATACCAGTTTGTAAAGCACGAACTGCTACAGAAAACTTGCTGTTTGAAGACTGGTAACCTGTACCAACTGTTGAATAAGCTGTACCGCCTGATGTACCGTTGTCTTTAGAAAAGTCAACTGCTGTTGAACCGTCAGCTTGTGTTGCTACAACTTTCAAGAAACGTAGTTGACGTGTTCCGAAGTTACTGAATAACGCACCTACGCCGTAGGTTTGTTGTGGGACCATACGTCCATAATTTGTTGCGACTGATGTACCTAATAGTGATGGCATAATTTTTCTCCTAAATGTCCATAACTGCTTACACTCTGTAAGCGACTTATTAAAAAGCCTTTGTAATATTATTTACCACTTTGGTAAAAAAACGGGTTCAAAGCACCATTTTTTGGCGTATAGATTTGAACCAATCGATAGTGCCTTCTTGCAAGTGCGGATACTTTTTAGCCATGTCTGCACGGAATTGTTCTAGACGTGGGCTGTTAATACCGCCAACTGCGGCTATGATACTTTCTACATTGCCTAGATCTTCAGCAGTTGCTCCTGCTCCTAGTGCAATTTCAGCTACTTTGTTGATATCACGTGTAATAACTTCACCAGTAGCACGGTTTTGTAATGCTCCGCCAAATCCGTTATATTGGAATGTTTTAGGAGGATGACCGGGGATAGTATTAATGACACTGGCCATTGCAAACTGCTGATCTTGCCCGCCATAGGGACTGTCTTTAACACTATAGTCATGCTCGTGGTGTTGTCCTATCTCATGAGCATGTTCCATGATCATTAGGTCTATTTGAAAATATGTAGGTAGTCCTTCTATTTCATGACCTGTTGGATAACCTATGTGTACATTCTTACCAATTTGCAGTGTAGGATAGTGTTGGCTCATATGCTGTGCTACTGCTTTACGAACGCCAGCATCGTCAGTTTTAGGATCTAGTTGCAATTTGTGTTTAATTTGCACAGCATCCATGAAGACATCCACATCGCCACTATCAATCTTAGTAGTACCCTTGTGGGCATATTTGTGTTCTGGGTCAAAGCTACCTGCTCCGCCACTGCGCCAAAAACCAGCATCGCCGATTGATTCTAATACAGGTAGTAGTCCATTTTTTATTTCTAAATATTGGGCAGGAGTTAGGCGCACTAGTACACCCTTAGTTGGGTTGTTTGCTAGTATATCTATACCTAGTTTTTTAAGTGCATTACCGCTCATTCTTTGGACTCTTGGACACGTTTGATGCCACGTTTAAATTTAGTAGGGTCATTAGCTCGAATACTGTTAATAAATCTACGCTCCAATTCTGCGGCTGTTTCCACGTCATAGTTTTCTTTGATCATGACTAACAAGTTAATAGCACTTTCAATGATATTACTACCGCGGCTTTCAATGACCAAATCCGGATTACGGCTTAGACTAATATCGCTAATTTCTTGTAGAATACTACGGGTGCTTTTACGCATTATTGTTCTCTTTGTACGTTATTTATTGATTATACAGTCTAGTTATCATTAGATCAATCTAGTTGATTATTTGTGTAATGCCGCGTATACTTGATAAATACTCAGTAGAAACCATGAGTAGCTACTCAACACACACTTAACAAGGAGTCACACAATGACAAAATTATTAGAAAAACTCAAAAAGTTTTTCAATCAAAGCCAAATGAGCGGCTTAGAAGCTTATATCGTCAGTCACAATCCAACTAATGCCGCAGATGTAGATCGTCTGTCACGCGAATATTCACAACAATTTGTATGGGGCCGTGGGCTATGAAAACTATCCAACAATTTTTCGTTGATTTTTACGAAATCATCAAAGCAGTTCAGTCTGCTCGTGCTGAAGCTGTTCTTAAAGGACAACATTGGCTATGACTAGAACACTTGAACAATTTGAACGCAAATACGGACAGCAAATTGCCGCAGTGGCTGTTTTAGTTATCATAGCTTATTTGTTGATTAAACAATAATTGTGCGCCGCAAGGCACACTAAATACACACAGATAGAGGAGGTTGTATGTCAACAAAGTTTTCACACGTTAAAGGTTCTGAAGCTGAATTCAAAGGAGGCGGCTTGAGAGATTTTTTTGTGTACAAAGATCTAGGAGTAGCGGCAGCTACCAACGGGCGTGTTCTAGCACACATTACCAAGGCCAACTTACCCCCAGAAGGTTCGGGCGGTACAGGCTGGCACATTCACGTGGCTGAGTTCCAAATCGTTTATATGTTAAAAGGTTGGGCCAAGTTCATGTATGAAGACAAGATCCACTTAGTTGAAGCAGGCGATTGCGTACAGCAACGTCCAGGTATTGTACACTATTTGTACGACTATAGCCCAGACATGGAATATTTAGAAATCATTACGCCGGCTGACTACGGTACGGAACCTGCTGAAGGTCCATGTGATATTCCAGATCCTCAACCTTGGCATCAGATAGAAGATTAATATGATACTAGTTTATATTCACGGTGCCAGTGCCACAAGTGAAAGTTTTAACTTTCTTAGAAGTAAACTGGGAAAGGGCATAGACATCAACTATGACAGCCGTAATGGGTTTGAAAACAATCTAGCAGATATCATAGACCAATTGAAAGATGTCAAAGACATAGCATTTATAGCACACAGCTTGGGAGGTATTTACGCATTACATGTGGCCAATGCTATACCTGAACAAGTAGTAGGTGCTGTTACGCTGAGCACACCCTATGGCGGTGCTGAAGTAGCAGACTATGCCAAATACTTCTTGCCTTTCAGCAGACTTATGAGAGATATTGGTCCTAACTCGTGGGCTTTTGAGCAAGCAGATAAGATTAAGATCCAGCATCCTTGGACCAATATAGTCACAGTCAAGGGGCAAAGTCCGTTTATGCTGGCACACAATGATGGGGTAGTAACAGTAGCTAGTCAAAAACATCATATAGATATGGAACTAGTAGAAGTAGACTATAATCACTATGAAGTTGTGCTAGCAGAACCTGTAGTTAAGATCATCAAAGAAAGAGTAAAGAAGTTTAAAAAATAGTTCATTCAGCTTTACTAACAGTTTTGTATACTGTATAATAAATACTAGACAGCAATAGTGCTGTTACACACAAACATAAACACACAG